AAAGTCTTCATTCATTTTACCAAACGTTTAAATATTTCTCTATAATCTTCATCGGACATTCCTTTGACCTCATCACCAGGTAATTCCCAAAGTGCTTCTGGTGATTTAGGCGAAGATTTCGGATCACCATGCAAACGAACCATGGTAAACATTAGTAGCCTCGTTTGTCGGTAATCATCCACCTTCTTTTCCTGATGTCCTTTGAGCATTAGTGAAAAATGCCGTGGTGACATCTTATAAAACTCATTGGGCAAAAGCATCATTTCACCGAAGGCGTAGGCTTCGATTTCTTCGAAGGTGAGGTCTTTTTTTTTGCTTCAGGCTCATTCACTTGCTTGATGAACTCATTCTTTGTCCATATCTCCAATGCGTTTCTTATCTCAATCATTGCCTCTTCACTACGCAAATTGGATTCGATATAGTCCACGAAATCGGAGAAAGTCAGTTCAGGCTCTGCATCTTTTACAATGCAATTATTCCAATAACCAGAATAAAGTATATGTGCTATTCCGATTTCATTGAGTTCGTCACCTTTATGAGTTTTGCCTTCGACAAGTTTACCATCACCTAAGTAACGGAATGATGCCATGCCGAATTTAATGCCAGTCTTAGTGCCATTGATAGTTATAGTGCAGTAGTTCATATTTTAGATTTATGCAGCAGGATCAACATCCAAAGCACCAGTTGATTGAATTGTTCCTGAGAAGTTAATAAATTCGCTTGTGGCTTGATTCCAAGTAAGGTCGGTAATGTAACCGCTAAACCTATGATAATAGGCAGTTCCTTCAGATGAACCAGTAACTGTTGGATTTTGTACCCTAACCATTACGATGGTTTTATTTTTAGCACAAGTCAACAAGTCTTCGTATGAAATTTGAGTTGCAGTTGGTGCTACTTCACAAATAGCATCAAAATCAACTGTCATTTGAGGCTCTGAAGGTGAAGTCAAAACACCGCAATTAGTTTGCTCAACAGTTGCATCCATTGTAGTATTTATGGATGATGTACGTAGACAAACAAGACTTTTGAAACCAGTTGTTCCGACATTCGTGATGTCGATTTCAACACTTTGTAAACTACCTAATACTTGTCCCATTTTACTTTATTTTTGATTTACTAAATTACTAATTGTTATTATCTTACGAGCAACAAAATTATCTCCGTTTTGTAAAGGCAAATAGCTTGATGAAGTTCTTGCCGTTGGATATACTACGAAATCCGTATCACTAAACCCATCAACGGCAGTATCTGGAATTAATATGTTTAATATTTGTGATGAGATATTATCTACAACTCCATTATCATACACTCTGTATTGTTCGCTAAATATGTCAATTACAACATCAACAAAGTTCCCAAAATACTGATTGTTATTATTCGCTGATTCGGTTATTGAGGATATTACCACATAGTTTTTCGGAGTAGTGCGAAATGGTGTCTGACCATAAACGGGAACATCTTGCCCATTGTAAGACAAGTTACCATTTAAGGCATTGACATAAATTACACGTATGTTATTTGATGCGTCTTTCATTTATACATTTTTAGCACCTCAATAACTCTTGTTTTGAATTTAGGCCAATAAGCCAAGATACTTGGGCGCATGAATGGTCTTGCAGGAATGTTCACTGGTCTGATTCCCTTTCCTTTGAACTTTGATGCTAAATCCTCCCATTCAGGATATTCAGGAGCCTCATATAATGTACCCGTACCAAACTCATGATAAGCAGCGTATTTCGTTTGTGCAACAAGCTGATAACTCATAAATTGATCTTTCTTTAGGCTTATTGATGCTCTAAGTCTTCCAGTGTCCACAGGAGCAAGATTCTTTGCACTCCTTGCCATATCCTCACCATGAGCAGCTAATTCCATATCAATCTCAACGGCAGCATCATTAACTTTATTCTTATACTTTTTAAGAATGTTGTTTATTGCTCTATCATTGACTTGTATGTTAAATCCTTTAGCCATTAAATTATTACTTGCCTATATTGGTGATAGTTAAGTCCTTCCCATGAAGGGTACTGCGAAACCGATTGTTTCGGATCAGCATTCATCTTCTTGCCTCTGTTTTCATACATCCACGAAACTAAAGTCAAAATATCATTCCTCAAATCATTTGGAAGTGTTCCATATCCTGCTTGATAGGTTACAGTGTAGGTGCCTGGTATGTACAACCACAACTTTCCACCAATCACCTCATAGTCATCATTGGCAGTCAAAGTCTCATTATCATTAATGCCCTCCTTCATAGTAACGCTATTAACGCATACTAAAGGAGAATAAGGTAAATCTATAATCCAAACCTTTGGATTCTGACCTGTGCATTCAACATTGGCTTGTATCAGCTTATTAGCAAATGACCTCCCCGTTAATTTCTCAAGATGTTGTCTTGCTGCTGAAATCAGATTGTCAATTAAAGTATCATCGGTGGTGTAGTCAATCCTCATCCAATTCTTTGCATCAGTCCTACTCACAGGCTCTGCAACGGCATCGGCTTGAATAACTACGCTATTTATGTATACCATTCGTTAACTTTTTCTTTGAACCAACTTGAGAATTGATTAAGTGCTTCTCTCGGATCGTGTTCTCTTGCCCTTGCTTTTGCTTTTCTTGATGCTGAACTATAGGCTTTTTCTTCATCAAGTTCAGTAATTCTTCTGACCCATTCCTTAACATCGGTTCTATTTTTTATGTAAATACCTGCCTTACCGCAGTTTTCCTTCAAACCATCTGCCTCAGTACAAATAACAGGAATTCCGCTTGACATTGCCTCCGTTGCAGTCCTGCCCCAACTTTCATAATCCGATGGCATGAGTAAAATTCGAGTCTGCTTGTAACTCTCAAGTATGTTCGGATTATTCTTAACATACACCACATTAGGCAGATTTTCGGTTACTTGCTCGTCATACGACCCAAGAACACCCATAAACTGCTTATGTGGCATTGCTCTGGCAATATCTGCAAAGACCTTTCCCCCTTTGTTTTCATTTAAGTTGATTAGAGTAATGTAGTTATTCTTGGAAGTGTCAGTATTAGTATCGTAGAATCGATAGTCACAAGGTGGGGTTAACACAAAACTACTAAAATTATAATTCAATAAGGATTTTAGCCAAAAAGAATTATAAATAATATGCTGCTTATTCTCCGCATCAATTATCTCAGGGTACGGATGAGAATTGTGTATTAAATGAAATACTGGCTTCTTATAAAGTTTAGCGGTGTGAATTGTCCACCTTGTATAATCTAAATGAGTGAATACCACATCTGACCAACGCATTAATCCTTCAATAACATTTGTATTCGGTGGAAATACATCAATACCATCGAAAACATAGTTATTTGTTATTTTGTAGTGGTTGGCTTGATGGAGGAGTACTTTAACGTGATGCCCTTCAGATTGTAAGTGCTTTAATATTCCATGGAGCATATATTCTGCACCGCAATTATGCTCTGGAGGATAAAGATGAATTGATGCAAGTATATTCATAGTTTAATAGTTTACATAATACCCATAGTCTAAATTACGAAATAAACACCTCACACCTTGATATCTATTTAATACCAATTCATGCGTTAAATCATCCTGATGATGCGTTTCATGTATGTTGCCATTTACCTCACCTTGTTTCATTTTGTATGGTACTGCAAACATATACTTACATTTAATGCCATTTAATACCTCTTTGGCTTCATTATATGTCAAATGCTCAATTATATCACCCATGATGACATAATCATACCCAGTTGTATCAAACTGCCTAATATCCCCTATAATTACGTTATCATAAACGTACTTTAACCCAAACTGCTCAACATACGGCTCAAATATCTCAAGAGCATTAATCTTGAACTTATCATTTAAGTTCCTACCATACTGACCACTCCCCGCACCAACATCTAAAATGTTCATACCCACAGGAAAAGTAGATTTCATGTGATAGTAAAACTCTTGCTTAAAATAATCGTAAGAATATGGCATAGAAACAAAAATAGGGGAAGGCTTTGACACCTCCCCCCGTATTAGCATGAAACAGGATTAGATTGCTCCGTAAACAGCAGCACCAGGTTGGAACTGCAACAATTCGCAACGAGCCTCGGCACGGAAAGTGATGAGGTTCTTCTGGAAATCGTCTGAATCAAACTCGGTAGACCTTACAGCCAACCCAGATTGTTGAGCAATGGCAAACTTAGTAGTATCCATTACATACATCTTGGATGCAGTTACAAGGCTATGAGGGATTACAGGAACACCTGCAATTCGGATGTTACCATTGTTGTCAATGGTTACGCCACCAGGCACAGAGTAATCAGAACCTTTAGTCTTCAAAAGTCCTGCCCATCCTGCGTGTGTAATCAATGCAAGGTTAGCAGTCCAATTCAATGCGCCCAATTGAGCGAGGTAATCAATGAACTTCTCTGCGGTGTTTGCGCCTGAAGAAGAACCTGCGGTAGCTGAAGCAGCAATTGCATTCAGATAGTAGGTGTCTTCAGCCTTTTGGAAGTCTTCAATCAAAGACTGCTGCAAGTAAGCTTGCAAGAAAGGCAAATCATCAATCATCTGACGAGATACCTTGGCGAAACCTGCGATGAATGACAATGATGTATTCACAACAGTCACATCGTAGTCAACTTGAGGCTTTGCAGAACCTTCAGTTTGCTTACCAAAAGAACCTTCACCAACAGGAGTATTACCACGTGGGAAAGATACTGAACCAGTGCTTACAGGGATGATGTTGAACACACTGCGGAGGTGTGGGTTCACGAATGAACGGAGAGCAGGATTATCAACATAAGATGTGTAAACAGAACCAGTGAGGTTGTTTGCAATGGTCATTGTGCCAACTGCTTTCATGTCAAGTTCAGCAGCGAAACCCTTACCATCACCACGAACGGCAGATTTGATATCATTGTAACCTTTCTCAACTACATTAGCAATCTCGGCTTTGATAGCGTTGATATGCTCGGCATAAGAGGTAGCTACTTTGCTTTCAGTCTTGGCGTTGATTTTACCCAAGGCAGCTTTAGCTTCCAAGGCTTCTTTGCGAGCCTCTTCAAGAGATTGGTTGTTTTTTACCAATTGCTCATTGATTTGCTCAATGCGTGTTTCGAAGGCTTTAGCAGCCTTTTCGTTTTCTGCTGAAACGGCAGCTTT